AGAAGAAGCTCAAGACACAGCAGAAGAAGAGGCTCAAGACACAGCAGAAGAAGAAGCACCGGCTATGGAAGCAGAAGCCGAATCATCAGTGGCAGAAAAAGGCGAAGCATTAGAAGAGATGTCCAGCGGCGGCGGGGGGGCAGCTGCAGGTTTTTCTGGCGGGTTTGGTACCACAGAGGTTAAGCCGGTACGTAGAAGAAAAATAAAAAGAAAGAAAAAGAAAAAAAAGAAAACAAAGCTAGAAGAACAGTTTATTGATGAAGTATATAACTATTTAATTAAAACAATGAGGCGCGCAATATGATTGATAGAAAAGAATTTATATCAGAAATGCAAGAGGAGATGACAGTACGAAAATTTGTACGTTATGGAATTAAAGCAATATATGAAAAAAAATTAAAACAAGCTAAAAAAGAATATCTAGAAGAAACTGTTTTGAGAAACATGATACGTAGGCTAATTTCTGAAGATGCTAGCACGAGTGTTGCTAGCGGCGTACAACACAAAAACACCGGTATTGTAGAATTAGATAAAGTGCTTAAAGCTACTATAGTGCAAGTGGAAGAGGAATACAAGACTTTAACAACCAAAAAAGAACAACGAGATTCTTTTGCCGCTCACTTCCTTGCCACTTTAGATGCAGCTTTAGCCCCTGTTGATGCAAATCGATTTGCGCCGGGTGGAAAAGAAACAGACGAGGAAGCTTCAATTGAAGATAGAATAAAAGAAGCTATCATGGAAGTAATTGGTGTTGAAGTGGATGAGGAAGAGGCAGAAGAAGCGAAATTTATTCCCGCACGCCCACAAGATGAAGAAGAGGCAAAGGAAGAAGCAGAAAAAGAAGAAAAAACGTTTCAAGATCTGCCGGGAGCAAATAGAACTGGACGCAACTTTGCAGAAAGGGCATGGAATAAAGTTGAAAAACAGATCATTAGCGCATATGAAGATCTAGAAGATGAAGAAGATGCAGACGCATATCGCGATTATATTATTACTAACTTTAAGCTATATTTCAGAAAATTTGAACAAGAACTAGCTGACGATCTAGATGTACCTGTTGGTGCAGAAGAGGTAGAAGAAGAAGAAGGAGTCTAGCTAGTACTGTTGCAATCCATCATATCTAATATTTCATTTAAATAATATAAAGAATAAAATATAATAAAGATTATAATAGATTGGATTGATTAATTAATCAAACTATGAATTTATTGTATCATATCTAGAGAGAAAATTTAAGTGGTCTGGAAAAAAAGAAAAGTCTCTGGGAAAAATAAAAATTATAGCATCGCAAAGAAACTCCGCAACGATCTGAAAAGTAACGAAGAATTTGAGGTAATGTTAAATTCTTTGACACTTGAGGAAGCAATTGCACTCAAGCTTGAATTAGCTTCTAAAGTATTTGGCAATAAATTATATGGCATGCCAATATGGTATAGTGCAAAAGAAATTGTACAAGATGCATTATTAAAGTATGCCCTAAGCGCGACAAAATCCAAAAGAGAAGCAGCAAGATTCTTAGGAATAGCGCCAAGAGAATTGCGAAAACTCTTAAGAAAATTTAAAGTTGAAGATTATTTCGAAAAATAGCTTAACATCTTATATACAATTGTATATACTAATAGCAATAATGGGGGTGAAAAGGTTTCGACGGAGAATGGATAAAATAAACGTGCAAGGCTGTGTGGGTAGCACAGTAAAAATACTCAATTTTTATAAAAGCCAACGATAATGTTGAACTTGATTACGCCTTAGCTGCGTAATTTGGAGTTTCTAGCACTCCATTAAGGAAGCTAGGCAGCTTTCCAGTTTTTCAAGAAAGTCACAAAACTGGTGGTACGCGCATGCAGGGTTTGAGTTTGTCAGAGTTCAAATAACTGACTAATCTTGTGAATGACGTTGTTTTTGAGGTTTTTCGGACTCGGGTTCGACTCCCGACACTTCCACTGATATAGGAGATCATATGAATAAATCTGATGAATCAAATAATAAAAAGTGGGTTAACGTTGGTATGTTTAATACATACGAGGAGGCAAGAGATGCAGCTATGACTTATGATGATGATGCAGAAACCATTCATTTAAAGATTAAGAGAGGCACATCTTCAAATAGAGAAATATTCAGATTAAAACTCTGGGTTAAACCAGAAGAAAAACCAAAATCTAATAAAAAAAAGAGCCGAGGAAAGAAAAATGAAAACAACAAGAAGATTCACAATTGATAAAAGAGGTAGAAAAGCTTACGTAGGAAGCAGAGTGTTGTTTCGAAATAGAACATGGCTTATTGAAGATATTGATTATTTAAGTTGGAACACAAATCAGTATTTAACACTAACTGATCCTAGAAATAAAACTAGTAAATTGCAATTTATATCTCCTAAAGAAGTGAGCACTATATAATGAATACTAAATTATATGCAGATGAGGTACGTTATGTATGTAACCCTCAAACGTTCAGTATTGTAATGTGCTATAAGGTGCCTAGTATGAATAATAAAGGAGATTATGTTGATGTTTCCTTTTATGAAAATCAGAATTTGTCTTTTACATGCGAGGACATGATGAAATTTCCAACTAAACGTATACATTTTGACGATCAATTATCTCACATGTTGTATAACATCTTTTCGAATTATGATAGAGATGAATTTCAAAGTTATGTGTTGTATGACGAGATACAAGGCATGCAATTTTATGATAGGTTAACTGCAGTGAAAAACACATTGGGATCAATTATTTGGGAAAAGTAGCTATAAATTTGAATATTTTTCTACATTAGTTTCAATGAAGTGCTTTATTTCTTCATAAGTTGGTCCAATTGTAATCATGGGAAAAGCTACATGTACAGAGTGGATCAATCCTACTATTTGCATGTGACTGTTTAATACTGGAGATCCAGAACTTCCACCAGCAGCAGGAATGCTATATACAGCTGCACCGCTACTAACTCCATTGTAAAAACCTTCTAATATTGGCATCATATTGATATCAAATATACCTGCAGGCGCTGCTAGATTATATAATCTATCTCCAGGTTTTGGTTCATTTGGGGAAACTGTTAATGCCCTTTTGTTTGTCAATCCAGTTGCATACATAAGGCAAATATCGGCTTGGATATCATAAGCCAGTGTTATTCCAACATGTTCGTTACCATCTAGATCGACTATTTTATGTTCTAAAAGTCTGTTAGCGTCCTCATCACGATCTCTGCATACATGTGCAGCAGTCATGACAAAGGATCCTCTTTCTCCAACACCAACAATAAAACCAGATCCTGCATATGACAATGTACGTCTAGAGCACATTCCAGCTACACAATTTTTAATTGTGATTTTAGATTTTATTTTTATAAAAGCTTCTCTTGGGAGATTGCTTTGCATATATTCATCATGGCGACTAACATGGTGAGAAAAAGGAGGATTACTACAGCTGCTGATGTGAGAAAAAATGAAAATTATTAATAGAAACATTGTTTTTTTGTATTTCATGCGATGCGCCTCCTAAAATAACTAGTATAGAACAGCTTAAAAGCAGCTGTTCGGTTTTAAAACAGATCCCCCAATACTGGTGAATTTCGAAATATCTATCTATTTATAATAATATTCCTGCGCAAAGGGAAATACATGGCTAAAAAAATATATGTTCTCGACACCAGCGTATATCTAACTGACGCGAACTCTTTAACCTCATATGGAAATAACGATATTGTAATTCCATTTAAAGTTTTAGAGGAAGTAGACAATCATAAAAAAAGACAAGATAGTGTTGGATCTAATGCTAGAAATGTTATTCGTAAATTAGACTCTCTCAGAGAAAAAGGAAGTTTATTCAAAGGAGTGAGAATAGATAAAGGTAAAGGTTTAATAACAGTTAAAAATTTTAAGTTTGCAAATTTACCTGAAGATATTGATTATAAAATACCAGATAATGAAATCATTGGTGTCGCCATGGCGGAAAAAAGATTAAGTTTAAATAGAAAGGTAATTGTAGTTTCACGCGACATCAACATGCGCGTTAAGTGTGATGCTTTGGGACTCTTAACCGAGGATTATATAACCAATCAAGTTGTAAAGGACACAACTCATATATATGATGGATACGTAACTCACTTGGTAGATGATCAAACAATTGATCAATTTTATAGTGGGGAAGATATTTTCTTAGAAAAGGAGGATATTAAATTATTTCCTAATCAATATATGATGTTGGTGTCAAACTCTAATGATAAAAAAACTGCGCTGGCAAGATTTATAAATTATACATCTCCATTACAAAGAGTGAATGGAATCAATTCTAAGAAAAAAATATGGGGAATTAGAGCAAGAAATAAAGAGCAGACATTTGCATTAGATTTGTTGATGGATCCCAATGTGCATGTGGTGACGTTGGTTGGAAAAGCTGGGAGCGGCAAAACATTAATGGCTATAGCTGCCGGATTAGAACAAGTTGTTGAAGAGACGACAGCAGCTAGATATAAAAGATTGGTAGTTTCCAGACCTATTCAGCCTATGGGTAAAGATATTGGTTATTTGCCTGGTTCCATGGAAGAAAAAATGAGCCCATGGTTGATGCCAATACAAGACAATTTACGATTTCTAATGGGGAATGATAAAGAAACACTTAAAATGTATACAGAGAACGGTACGATCGAAATTGAAGCTTTAACTTATATAAGGGGGCGTTCTCTTGCAGATTCTTATATAATCATTGATGAGGCACAAAATTTGTCTGCTCATGAACTTAAAACAATCATTACGAGAGTGGGGGAAAATACTAAAATTATATTAACAGGCGACGTCGAGCAAATCGATAATGCATATGTTGACGAAACCTCTAATGGACTAACTTATGCAATTGAAAAATTTAAATATTATGAGTTAGCAGGACATATCACCTTAACTAAGGGTGAAAGATCTAAAGTAGCTACGTTAGCAGCAAAAATACTTTAAATTAAAAATGAAACTAATTTAGTATATAAAACAGGAGAATGTTATGACTGATACGTTGAAAGAGGAAGATTTTAAACCAGATATTTTACAGCCAATTGGTTTAGATAATGAGATGAAGAAGTGGTTGGTTAATTATGTGGGAGAAAAATTGCAACCTGAAGATGATGAAGTGAATGTTGAAATGGTAATTCAAGTTATGGCTAAGGAATTTCCAGAATTCTTATTGCCTGTTGCTGAAGAAAATTTTATTAGAGGCTACAAGCAGGGGTTAAATGATGCGGAAATTGCGCAAAAAGAGTGGCAGGAAAATTTGCAAAAGCAATTAGATGAAAGAGGAATAACGTTACAAATAAACAATGAGAATAGATTATATTAAAAAATCTGCTATTAAAGCTTTAAGAGAAAGGAAAGAAAAATTTTTATTTAACAACATATTAGTTTTTCTTAAGGACGATCTTCCGGAAACTGTTGATATAGAAGTAGTGCTGAAAAAAATTGAAGAAACGGTACCGAAGCACTTCTTTTATTTAATAGATGCGATATATGTCGGACATTTTGATATATTTGTTCAAAATCAAACCAACGCTGCCTATAAAGATGGCGCAATTTATGTTTCAAACGCGCAAGATGACGCGAATGACATGGTTAATGATATTGTACATGAAATCGCTCATTCAGCCGAAGAAATATATGGAGAAGATCTATATGGAGATAACGTTATAGAGTTGGAATTTCTTGGGAAAAGAAAAAGACTATATCAAATATTAGATTATGAAGGGTATAAAGTAAATTTGACAGACTTTTATAATACTGAATATTCAGAAAAGTTTGATGAGCTGTTGTATCGTGAAATTGGGTATAATATATTACAAAGCTTTACTTCTGGTTTGTTTGTGTCTCCATATGGCGCCACTAGCTTGCGAGAGTATTTTGCTAATTGCTTTGAACATTACTACTTATATAACAGACAATTAGTGAAAAAGCTAAGTCCCACGGTATATAATAAATTAGAAAATATAGGAGATCTTACATGAGCTATAAACAAGGAAAATATGATAGTTATTTAAAATGGACAGTGGATAAAAAAGCTGGCACGGTAACGGTTACTGCTAATATTAAATATAATGATGGAGCTAAAAGCGCTAGCAAGCGAATAGAAATTGATGCATCAACAGTCAGAAGGGTGCTTTTAGGTGCAGGTATTGAAGCTGAACGATTAATATCAGGCACTTCCAAGGTTAATAGCCACCAACCGAATAGTCAAACAGGGCAGTGGGTGTGGACAACCAAAGGACACAATGAAAATACAACTCGCACTGTAAATGCTCCTAGAAAAACCACTAGAAAAACCACTAGAAAAGCCACTAGAAAAACTGTAGCAACCCGCACACGCACCAGCGCAAAAAAAACATTGACAAATGAAAAAACAACAGTTACACTGGATCCAAAGAATACTAATACACAAGAAGGTGGATAATGAGTCATGTTTCGTTTTCAGA